NGAAGGTGAATGGGCTAGTAACTTTAATAGAAATGCTTTATATAATGAAGTATTTAGAATAAAGGAAATTATAGAACAACCTTATGGTGTATCTTTAGAATATGTACTTCAGAAGATTGATAGAATAATTAATGGAATACTTATTGAAAAGAGAAAAGAAGAAAAAGAAGCTACTCATATAGGTGATTCTATAGATGATGCTATAGTTTATTTGGTTATTACTAAAAATCTATTAATAGAAGCAGGATTGATAAAAGATGAATAAAGGAAAAATAGTATCTATATTAAAAGACCAAGAGAAAGAAGTATGTAAAGAATGTGACAGTAAAAGAGAGAAGAATCAGGAAAGAATAGCAGACATAGATGAATGCTTTAACTGTTCTGTACATAAGTTAGTTAATAAAGTACTGGAGGCTCTAAATGGTTCCTAAAAAGAAAGAAGGAGAAGTATCTGAACGTAAACAAGCTGATATGAGGAAAGAACTTAAAGAAAGTATAGATCTATTAAAGCAAGCTAAAACAAGTATAAAGAACAAACTTGATAAAGGAGAAACATTAAGGGACCAAGATCTAAGGTTTTTAGAGCATTATCCAGATATACTTAGAGAATTAAGAGAGAAACAAATACAAACTAAAGAAGAGACTTTAGAAGAAGGCAAACTTAAGATTTTTATAGAAAGACTATGGAAGTTTAAAGAGATAGGTAATCTGGATGAAGTAATAGAAGCATCTGGGTATTATAGATGTGAAGAATGTGGGGAGTTACATGCTTTAAATAGGAAGTGTATATATGAAGAATATAAAGAATTTAGAACTGATGAAGAGACAGAATAGACCAGATATTAAAGCTAAAAGAATTGAAACTGTAGATGGTCATTGCCTTTTAATGGGTAAGTATATTATGGTCTTTACTGTTTGTTTTCCAGAAGGAAAATTATTTAAGATACAAATGTTTATTAAGGGAAGATTATTCTTAACAGATGATGATAATAAGATGTGGATTTATTATTTAATGCCTAAAGCTTATAAAAGAAAAGGGAAGAAAAGTCTCTTTAGTTTAAATTGTCAACCATATTGCTTTAAGAAATTAAGAAGGTTTCATTGGTCATGTTTTTGGTATAGAGGAAAGAGAATAATGCAAGGCAAAGTAAATAATCCAGTTCAGGTGGATATTTATATAGATGTTATTCATAAGGATATAAAACTTAATTTCTTAAGATCTTGGCTAGTTAAAAATCTTAAGTCTTTAACTGAATTTGTTGGGGGTTTATAATGTTAGGTAATTCAGAAAAATTAAAAGAATATTATAAAGTATGGTTCTCTTACTTATTTTGGGAAATGAAAATATGGCCTTTTACAGATAATCCAAAAGTAAATAAAAATTGGAATAGAAATAATCCAAATGATAAAATAAAGGAGAAACATAAATGATATTTCCTAAAGTAACTAGATCATTAAATGAATTTTGGTTCAGAGAAAGACGTTATGGATATAAGAAAGTAACAGATGATACTAAAGGACTTTGTGGATTACATACAATATGGATAAAGACACTTAATCCTATAACACTTCTTCATGAGTTAATTCATTATCCTATTAGAAAGATACATTTTAAAGCTATGAAGTTTAATACTGCTTCTATTATACTATTTCTAGATATTATAACTAATTTACTTGATTTTATTAATGGTATTTTACGTTATAAATTCTGGAGAGAAAATATACATGAGTGTATAAATATTCTTAAATTTGATGTTAATGCTTGGTTAGATTGGGTATTATGTAGGGAGGTGATTTAATGGATCAAGTTGAATGTAAAATATGTGGAAAAGATTTTAAATCTATGGAATGTCAAACTATATGTGATAAATGTCAAATAAGAATACTTAAAATATTCAATATAGAAATTAAAAAAGATGGTTCTGTTGTTCTTTCAGATAAAGAAATTATTGTTACTTTAATATGGAATATATCTAATATGTGGGGGTATGTGAATTACTTAATACATGCTATTGAACACCATACTCATTCAAAGAAAGAAGTTGAAGTTATAAATATAAATTAGGAAATAATAATTCTTCAATAAACATCAAAATCTTTCAGTTTTTAATGGGTCTATAAATGAGAATTTTTACTGTTCAATTATTGATTAATTATTGTATCATTTGTCTAAACTGAGGAATCGTCAGCGAACGATTAATTCAATTTTAAGTATTATAAAGAGATAGAAAGCTACTAGAACTATGTTGTTATCACTCTATGTGTATCTTTTTTTCCTAATAGCTGGTTAAACTTTCTATAGGCCAAGAGAACATAATTATACTTCTTGGTATTATATTAAGTGGTATAAAGAGTTTAACTGGGCAATATATTAGATGTATTGACAATAGTATACTTAGTTAAACTAGAATGTTAAAAGCATGGTAAGTTATATTACTAATACAACTAATCTGAGAAAAGCTTTATTAAAGAGTTTAACTATAGAATGTAACAGGAGAGTAGCACTGGCCATACAATTAAACTAATGATAACAACCTTAGTCTAATTACAGATGCGCCTGGCTATTCTACCCACAGAGGCAATAGAGAGTTAAACTACCCAGTTAAACCATAAAGACAAATAGAGAGTGCTGCACAGTGTGACATTGGGGATTGTACCGGGGGTGGAATTTAAGTCTTCCTATATATAGGATAAATTTTTGAAAACCTTTATTAAATACAATGAAGTTATAATCTATTATGGGACCATTTAAAGTTTCTCAATTACCTAAATCTATTAGATGGAGAGTAGAGGAACCATTAAATGTTAAATTAGAAAAAGCTAATAAAATTTTAAGAATGTATATTAATAGAAATTCATGTATAAGTTGTAGTTTTGGTAAAGATAGTATGTTAGTTCTATGGTTAGCATTAAAGTTAAACCCCAATATTCATGTAGTATTTAATAATACAGGTATAGAATATCCAGAGACTATAATATTCAAGGAAAAAATGAAGAAAGAATTAGATCTATATTTGATAGAGACTAGGCCTAATAGAAGTTTTTGGCAAGTATGGAAAGGTAAGAAAATGCCTGATGGCTCTAAGAAAAATAAGAAGAATATTTCTATAGATAGATGTTGTTACCATCTTAAGGAAGCACCATTTAGGAAGATAGTGAAAAAGTTTAATTTTGGATATAATTTTACTGGTTTAACTGTTATGGAAAGTAGACAAAGAATGATGAGGGTATGTCAATTAGGAAATGTATATTATAATAAGACTAATCAACTATGGAGAATACATCTTATAGCTTTTTGGACACCAGAAGAAATATGGAAGTTTACAAGGGAGAATGATATTCCTATTAATCCTTCTTATGAAAAGTATGATCTTAATAGGTTAGGATGTATGTTCTGTACAGCTCATAAAGGATGGAGAGAAGAAGTATCTAGAGTTAATCCTAAAGTTTATAAGTATATGATGGACCATTATTTTAATGAATAGTCTTTATGTATACAAGATGTATTTTTGAAAAGTATGTTAATTAATCATGTTGATCTTCAGAAGCTTCTTCTTTACTTACTTTTGAAGCTATAAGTTTATCAATTATTTGTAGGCATTTTGAACATCCATCAAAAGTATTTTTCCATGAACAACCATTAACATTGCATAGTATAATTATTTTACCACCTTTAGGTTTACTTCTATTTCTACTTATTTCTATTCCACAAAAATCGCATGTTATCAATTTCAATTACATCACCTCTTGGTGTTTCAGGCTACTTAGCCATTATAATTAAAGGTTAAACTAGTATTTAAATGTAGTCTTCCTATATGTAGCTTATTTTTTTAGAAACCTTTAAATAGTAGTTTAACTATAGATTATTATGAGAAGTATTATATACTTCTTTGAACTTAATTGAGGTGAAAGTGAATGAGCAAAAAAGAAGTCTATCCAGATGATATTGCTAAGTCAGATATTTTATATCGTTACAATGATGTACATTTAATATCTTTAAATCCAGGACAAGGAAAAACATCTACTGCAACTTTTAGGCTTTCAAATGGAGAAACCAGATGGTGCTTTTATAATAGTACAAAATATGATGTTATGCTTATACCTGCAATAAAAGGAGATCATATATTGAATATTCTGATTGAAAGATACTTTGATTCAAAAGTTTCAGATATGATGTTAGGTGATGAGGATTTGGCTACTGACTGGCTTAGTGATGTAGTTAGAATAGTTGGTAAATAGTAGGATAGGATAATAAGTTAAACCTTAATTTTCCCTTTTTATTTTTAAGAATTATGTATTATATGTATTAGTGTATAACACATAAACAATAAAGTTTAAATATGAAAGATGATTAAAATTTAATAGATGAAATATTTTGCCTAAGATTAAAGATGAAATTATTCAAGCAATTAAAGGAACAGGTAAATTTGAAGAACCAGTTATAACCCCAACATTACCAACTTCTATTGAAGTGGGGGATAAGATTATTCCCCAGGTTAATGTTAAAAGAGATGATGGTACTACTCCTATTGAGGGGTTAACAGTACATTTCTTTGTTGAAGATATATTATCATTTATTAGCTTAGGATCTAATGATACTAATGTAGATGGTGATGCTTCAGCTCCTAAACCATATATGGTGAGTGAAGAACAGTCTGAAGAGGATATAACATTCATATTCTTTATTAGAGGAAAGAAGCTTTGAGAATAAAAAGTGTAATATTATCAGTTAAACTTAAGGTTACTGCTAGAAGAGGTGGAGGCCACTATTCTACTGTAGATGGATGGTGGAGGCCTAAGCATACATTATAGTATATCTTATTTTTATAATAAAGAAATACTAAGTTAATAAATTTTATCAAATGATTCATTAACTAAAATATCCTATATATAACCTTTATATATAATTGAATCATATATAATATATGGAGAATAGAATATGAGTATTAAGATAAAGATAAAAATAAAGCATGGTAATCCACAAGTAAATTTTATATTTACCATTGATGAAAATAATGTACTTATACCATTAAATCCAGAGAACCGTATATTTGATGCTGTCAACTTTAATCACATATTAAATGGAGTACTATCAATTAAAGGATTAATGGAAAGAGCTAATATATCTAAGGTAGAAATAGAAGAAGAGTAGAGAGAAACATTTATATATGATGATAGTAATTAATTAGTTACTAGTCTGGTAATAACCAGGAGTATGTACATACTTTGGAAATGAAAAAGTTTGAAAATGGGCAGGATGGGAGGCTAGAATCTCATCCTCTTCCAACTAGCTTTATTTTATCAATGAAGAATTTAAGGGAGAATCTAGAATTAATATGGGATACATCAACATCATGGAATAAGACAGGAAAAAGAGGATTAAGTGAAGGACAATGTTATGTAACATCTCTTTTGGTTCAAAATTATTTGGAGGAGAAATACTTAAAAAAGATTATCATTATTGGAATAGACTTCCTAATGGAGAAGAATTTGATTTAACATCAGATCAATATGGTGGTGATGGTATTAGGCCTATTATGGAAGGATTAGGAAAAGTTGTTAAAGGTAATAGGACAAATAAAAGATTTTTTTATTTAAGATATAAGTTTAATAATTTATGTTGTTAGATGAATAGAAATGAAGAAGATCTATAAAGTCTATTTGTCTATTATCTTTCCTTTATTTATTTATTTTATTACATGTTTACTTACATTTTATTTAATAAATATAAGACAGACACACATAGAACTAAATTTAAATAGTCAATATAATAACATTATAGGTATAACTATTGTTTCTATGTTAATAATAGCTTGTTCATTCCTTTTTCATGCATTAGCCTGGAGGATAGGTAAACCATTTATTAAATATATTATGAGTTTAATTCTTCTTTCAAATTTGATGATTGATCTAATATCTCTTATAGTTTAACTAAAATGGAAATGTTTATATAGGATGATCTAATTAGAATATGATAGACAAGTCGAAATGAAGCCTGATGAAGGTGGAGGTAAGATATTAGGAGTTGAGTCTTAATACGCTTGTCTAATGCTTCATCCTGTTCCAGACTAGGAATAGGGTGTAGACAAATGGTACATCATAGAAGTATCATGGGTACTATGATGGTGATAGGGAAGACGACAAGACCAATCCCATACTATATTAGATATATAAAAATGGTTTAATATATAGATATTGAAAATGGATTGGAACCATGATCCATTCCAAGATAATTATAATATAGGTGAATAAAAATGGAATTTAAAAAGTTTCTATTTAAACTTGCTATATTCATTCAATGTATAGGAGTAACTTATTGGTTAGGAAAGTTTGCTTTGGGAGTTTTTATTGCACCTTTAGGTCAATTGTCAATTTTTGGTTTAATAGGGGCCATTCTAAGTTTAATTGTTATAGTTGTAGATTGGATTGTTACTGCCTTTATATCTTTAAGTTAAGAAACAAAAATGATATATGATAGTTATATCTTCTTGACCATAGGAAAACTCTGTTGGAAAACAGGATGTGGGGTAAGAGAAGAGTAATAATGAATGTCTATGATGTAGCCTAGTAACTGAGGGATGAGCTAGGTCTCATAGATTGATTAGATTTTGAGTTTAACTTTTTTAGAAAGGTTTATATTCTAGCATGTGGTATTTCTAAGTGATTAAAAGTGAATAAACTAAAACAAAATTATGCAATGAAGCATTCAATTATTGCCCGATATGATGGTATATGTCCTTATCCAATGTGTATAAGAGAGGGTCAAGGAAATAAGATATATGCTGGTACAGACTTTATTGCTAAAGGTAAACTTGGTTGGGGACATGTAGAATGTGTAAATTTGAAAATTCATTTTAATAGAGATGGGGGCCATCCTTTTTGTGGAACTGAACAATCAAGTATTACAAGGAGTACAAGAGACTGGAAACTTGTAAATTGTAAAAAATGTTTAAGAAGTAAGGGAAGCACTTAAGAAGAGGTTTAATAAGTAATGTATATTTTAAATACTAAGAAAGCTTGGCATTGGTTAAGATCTATGAAATGGGAATTGAGGGCTAAGAAGAATGAATGAAGGAGAGATATATCTGAAGGTTCTTAAGATACGATTAGACAGTTTACTTAAGATGCCTAAGACACCGTTGAATGAGAAGCTTATAGAGAGGATCAAAAAGGAGATTACTAAGAAAGAGGAGTTAATTAAGAAATGAGTAAAGAAGATTATCTCCTGGCAAGATTTATTAATTATATAATTAGGACTACCAGGAGCGAAGAGGTGAAGGATTATCTGAGGTTACATGGAGTAAATATTGTAAGGAATTTTTTGGAGGAAGTTGATAGATGAAAGAAAGAATATTTTATCATGGTACATTATTAGAAAATTTGGAGTCTATTAAGAAGAATGGATTAATGCCTAATACTAAAATTGGTAAAAATAATTGGCCTGGAGGTCTTAGTAATCCTAATAGTATTTATTTGACTACAGAATTAATGACTGCTAAAACATTTGCTGGTAAGATGAATACTTCTTGTGTAATTTTGGAAATTAAGGAATCTGCTCTTAAAGGAGCTAAGTTGATTGTAGATGAAAATTATAAAAATTCTGCATTTGAAGTATGGAGTCCTTGGAGTTTTAGGGTAGAAGGAATAATAATTACAGATTTTAAGGTGAGAGAGGTAATTCAAAAATGATAGAAATAGAGAAACCACAAACTCTTAAGGAATTACAAAGTCTAACTGATTTAATAGTTAAGACTATTAATGTTAAAGGAAAGTTTAAGGTTATTATAAATTCAAGGTTAAGAGCATCTAATGGAAGAGCTAGAATAGTACATTATATTGAAACTGGAAGAAGAATTATAGAAATAGGAAAACATTATTTATCTTATTGGCCAGTTAAAGATCTAATAAATACTATAATACATGAAATAGCACATTTTGTACAGTCAAGAACTAAAAAGTTAAGGAAATATTATCTTAAACATCGTTTATATTCTTCAAAGCTTAATGCTAAACATGCACACACTTTAAAATTTAATACTCTTGTTGCAAGGTTAGAAGAAAAATTTTATGTAAATTATGGAAGAGGGTAATAAATGATAACTTGGATATTAGCAATTATAATTACTCTTTTAATGTTCTTTGTCCCTATATTACATTGTATAGTATATTATGGATTTAATAGGAAGTCTCCACTTGTTCCTTTGATTTTGGTGGTGATTGTGGTTATAATTATGTTTAGGAGTACCATGTAAAGATGATAACTTGGATAAGAAAAAGAGCTTGGATAAAAAGAGCAATGAAAGAATTATCTAAAGATAGTAAAGAATATAAATTATTAAATTCTTTACAATTTACTATAAAAATATTTGTTAATAGTCGATATAGGAGTATGATAATTCATGATAACTTGGATAACTGAGAATGTGGCAATAGGGGAATATACAGACGCTAGAAATGTAGAGTTACTTAAGAAGGAAAAGATAGATTGTATATTCAATTTAAGAGTAAATAATCCTGAAGGAATTGCAGATGAGATTTTAGAAGAGACTTTAGAATTATGTTCTAAAATGTATCCATTAGATAATCCTATTCCACATTATTATCATATTGAAGTGGGTAGACATCAAGGTTTAGAAGCTATTAAGATAGAATTAAGAACAGCAGCTTATATGTTGGAATTATTGGCAGGGAAGTATGAGAGGATTTTAGTTCATTGTACAGCAGGTATGGATAGAGCACCTTTTGTAGTAGCATATTGGTTACATAAATATAGTAGTATGGAATTATGGGATTTTAATAAAGCTTATTCTTTTGTTAAGAAGAAAAGGCCCTTTATAGTAGAACATTATGAGTGGATATAATAATGTGGTTTAAACGGTTTAAGGAACTTAGAGATCCAGAGATTAAAAGCCTAAGGTTTGTTCTAGGTCGTTATCAGTTGTTTATTTGGAAAGATATAGAGGGAGTAGTTAATCATAATGAAAGAGACTCTTTTGTGGAGGCTTGGTTAGCTGAACCAAGAATGGTATTAATAGATCTAAAGATGATCCAGGATCAAATTAAAGAAGAACATGAACAGGATAAGTGGGAGAAGCTGGATTATGTTGATTAGGAAAGGTTTTAGATAATGACAAGAAGAAAAAATTTATTAAAAAATGGATGGAAATATGGTAATATGAATAAACAACCTAGATGTAAATTATGTGGTAGATGGATGCATATTAGTAAAAGTAGAAAGTCTAGAAAAAATAGTGGTTGTGGATTATTAATTTGTTTTAAATGTAGAAAAGAGAATAAGGAAAGTATTCCTATTATAAATAAGGAGAAAGTTTAAATATTAGGTCGCGGTATAAGTAAGTGGTTAAAATGAAGAGTCAAATAATAAAGTATCTACTTAAAATTACTATGGCGGTTCAGTGTATATGGATGACTTCTAAGGCCTTTAAATATTTATGGGACTTTACTAACTGTCCAATTGTGGAACTTAATCAGGGTGCTTTAGCTCTTGTAGGGTTTACTTGGGTATTTCTATTTGTCAACTGGATATTAACTGGAGTAGTAGTATTAGGGGGAAAATAAAATGGGAAGAAAGTATATTTTGAAGATAGGAACTAAAGTTGAAGAGTTTAAATGTTTAAGTGATGCTCTTAATAAAATTTATGATACTGAAGCTGACTTTACTTTAACTAGAGAATCTACTTTAGGTGGTTGAAATGGTAACATGTCCTAAATGTCAAGAAGAAGTAGAGATAGAACCTATAGATGAAGTGAATGACTTAGGCCCTATTGATGAAGATGATGAATGCATAATCCATGAGATAGAGGTTGAATATGAATGTTTAAATTGTGGGGAAGTATTTACTGATACAGTTACTAGGGCAGTACCTAAGGAGGAAAAATAATGGTAAAGTATTTAGTTAGTAGAGAAAATTGTAGGATAGAGTTTGATACTGGTACAGATTCTTATGATGAGAAAATGGAATTATGTATAGAAGGTATAGTTCATTTATTAAAAGTTTACAATTTAAGTAATAAAGAGGAGAAAATTAATTTTATAAAAGAAATGATAAGAGTATTATATAATTTGAAGGGGAATAAAAATGAAATATAGTAGAGAAGAAATAAATAAGATAATTAACTTAAAAGGAGCAAATGGAGAACAGATAGACATATTTGATCTACATGGCTTATTATTTATAGGGAATAGTAAAGATGGCCAGTGGGATCTTACTACAGATGGGAGATATACTAGGTTTAGTGAACATTCATTATTTATTGATTATAATGATTTTAGTTGGTGTTTAACAGAGGATGAAGTTAGAGGCCAGTTTAATTTTACTTTAAAGGATGCAATATCTGAGAGGTTATTTTAAAATGGCAATTTGTCCTAATTGTGGGGATAAACATCTTAAGTATGAAGTATCTAGGAAGGATAATTGGAAAGGTAGAACTGACTATTCAACCAGGCAAAGTTTAAAGCCCAGAGAAAATTTTAAGGCTAAGTGCAAGAAGTGTGGATGGGAAGGGGAAATAAGATGACAGATTTAAATGAAAGAGTAAATAATGTAGTTGCAGAGTTAAAGTTGATTAATCAGATATTGGAGGATGAAGATTTTGTTTGTTGTCATGGATGGAGAATAAGAAGGCCATGTATATTGGATAGAATAGAAGTAAGTTGTAGCTTTCAGACGGGTATTAATTCTGTAAAGGAATTTAGAGAAGGATGTAAAATATGCAGAGAACAAGCAAGAAAGAGATTAAAGGAGATGGTTAAGTAATGAATCCATTCTGTCCAGATTGTAAACCTACAGTTCTATTGAAGACAGTAAAGAGATTAGTATATTCTAAGATGAATCCCAATACAGGAAGATCAATGTATGGATTAAGAAGGTATTGGCAATGTTCTAAATGTAAAGTTAAATATCATAGAGGAGGACAAGTAATAAAATGAGAATTATAATAGTTTATAAAGATTATGGGACCTCAAATTGTAATGCTTATAAACCTTCATACTGGATTGATTGGTTAGAAACATCATGTTGAGGAATTGAAATGACAAAATATAAAAAAGTAAAAACAAGATATAGAGTAGGAAATATGTTCTTTCCATCTAAAGAATACTTTGATAATTTAATTAGGTTAGGATTAATAGCTAGGTATGATTGTAGCCCGCAATTAAGGGAACAACATGACAAAATGATGGAAAAGAAAAGGGGCAGTTTACCTATGTTGAAAAGGTTAGAAGCCCATATAGAAGAAATTGGTAATAGTTTAAAGAGAGAATCAAGGCCAATTAAAGGGACTATATCAGTATGGTCTTAAAGTTTTGTGAGGAGTGTGGTAATGTACAAACTAGACAATTAGATGGTACTTTATTATGTAGAAATGGTCATAAGGTTATTGATGCTAGAACTAAAGAAGTTCAAAAGCAAGTAAAAAGAAAAAAGAAAGAACGAAGAAAAATATTATTAACTTTTCCTCCTATTACTAGAGTAGTAGTACTTAGAATAATGATTCCTAAACATAGAAAACCTTTTACTCAAGCTTGTGATGATACTCCTTCTTTTCATATTTATGAAGAATTAAATAGGATGTCTGAAGAATATGGTCCTACTCAGTTTAAAAGAATAAGAGGAGAGTTTGCTGGAACTAATAATCATGGATATGTATTATGTGATAGAAGTATTAAAGAAGTTATTCAGGAAAGAATAAAAACTTTACTTTTAGCTGATGGTTCAAATTTTTGGTTGGAAGAAGAAGATTATAGTAGAGAAGCAAAGAGAGAACTTATAGAAGAGTTAAAAGTTAATATGATTAAGGAGTTAGATATTGAATGATTAAAGCTGGGGTATATTACGCAACATATGGACATTGGACTTTATCTTTACTTAATGCGGGCTATAATGTGAAGTGGCAAGTTCAACCTGATATAACTAATCCTAGTAACTATGATAGATATGCTTCTTTACTTCTCCAGGTAAACTTTCCTAAGATAGATTATGGAGTGAAAGGGGAAGTAGATATAATATGTGGTTCTCCTCCTTGTATAGGCTTTAGTAACGCCAATCCTAAATCAGGTCCAGATCATTGGGCTAATAAAAATTTTATAGAATGTTTTAAAAGGATATCTGAATTAGATCCAGACTATTTCTTAGTTGAAATGGTACAGCCTATCTTTACTAAAGGAGAAGCTACTCTAAGTAAAGCTTTAGACTATGTAGAGGAGTATACTATTACTTATAAGATCTTTGAGGTTAGTGAATATGGCTTCCCTTGTATAAGGAAAAGGGTATATTTCTTTGGAGACAAATATAATGGAAATAGAGTACCTTTAGATCTTCTACCTAAAAGAGGGCCTGTAGGCTGCAGTGAAGTACTAGAGCCTTTAAGGGAGAAGTGGGATAATTATAAGCCAGATAATATTAAACTAATGTCCAGGTACAGAAAAGATGGTAAGTTAAGAGCTGGACCTTTTAGTATACTTCAGAAGAGTAACAGGAAGTTAAAACCTGATAAGCCTACTTTTACTATAACTGGAGCAGCTTGTAGCGGAATAATACATTATAGTGAAAAAGATAGATTCTTAGCTTTAGAAGAAGTAGCTACCTTAATGGGCTTTCCTCCAGGATATAAGTTTAATCTAAAGAGGAAGAGTATAGCCCAAGTCTGTCAAATAATAGCTAGTGGAATAGATATAAGGTTTACTACTTATCTATTAAAGTTCTTAAAGGAGAATAAATATGTTGGATAGAAATGATACATCTGAACTAAGTTTACCTATGGAAAAGGCTTTAGAGCGACAAGTAGTACATAGAGATTATATAGCTCATTGCTTAAGATATTCTTATTTTCTAAAACTAGTTAAGAGAGGAATAAATATTCTAGATATAGGAGCTGGAAGAGGGAATATACTTAAGGGCCTCTATTCTAATAAACTAAAGCCTAATCTCTATGTAGCTATAGATGTGAAGAGAAGGAAAATTAAAAAGCTTTTAGAATTTAAGACCAACTTTAAGGTAGTAGGAATAGTTACTGATATTAGGACAGATAAACTAAAATCTCTTACTAATACTTTTGATTTAGTAGCTTGTTTTGAAGTAATAGAACATTTTGAAGTTAAGTATCTTCCTCATGTACTTAATGAAATAAAGAGAGTACTTAAACCAGGAGGAAGATTAATTTTATCTACTCCTAACTATGATGGGGTACATCATGCTAAAAACCACGTGCACGAATATAGGGAAGAGGAGTTAGAATGGTATTTAGACCAGGCCTTTACTATAGAGAGGAGACATGGTACTTTTGCTAGTCAAAAGAATATAGTATCAGTATTAACTGCTTATGAAAAGTCTGTATGGATACTACTTAAAGAATGGTTTAATTCAGATGTATTAAGTATAATCTTTGCAAGCTTACATCCTAGTCAAAGTAGAAATATATTATGGGTGTGTAAAAAGGATGAATCTAGCAGTTAAAGAAGATAAATATTTAATTAAGTATCTAGCTTTTATAAGCCATTTTGAAGCTGTTAGAAATTGTGAAAGATGCAGATTAAAATTTCAAGGTCAACATAAATGTCCAGGTCTAGGAAATTTATTTGATGCTAATGTAATGTTTATAGGAGAAGCACCCGGTAAAGTAGAGAATCCAGAGCTAAGAGGTCTTCCTTTTGTAGGTAATAGATCTAGTGACCTGTTACTAGAAATAATATATGAATTATGGCCTAATGGCTATGATGATGTATATATAACTAATATAGTAAAATGTAATCCTCCAGATAACAGAACACCAACAGAAAAAGAAATAATGTTCTGTCATAAATGGTTAGAAGAAGAGATAAAACTAATAGATCCTAAAATTATAGTAGCTTTAGGAAGAACAGCAGCTAATTGGTTTGGAATAAAGGAAGGTTTAAATAAAGCGAAATACAGAGTATATAGTTGGGGAGATAAGAAGCTTTATATACTATATCATCCGGCTTACATACTAAGATGTGGACCAAAGATGATTAAGCAATATAAAGCTCAATTTAAAAGAATAAGAAAGGCTGAATTAGAATGAAAGGAAGATTAATAATAATTGAAGGAGTAGATGGTTCAGGTAAAACAACTTTAATAGAAGGTCTAAGAATAATGGGTATACCTGATCATATATTCAATTATTCTTATCCTAAACAGGTAAGTATGTGGCAAAATGCAGCTTTTGCTGAGGGAGAATATACAGCCAGTATAAGAATATTTAAACAGTTAATAGTTAAAGGAAAAATTATAGTATGTGACAGGTTCCATTTAGGAGAATTTGCTTATGGCCTGGTCAAAAGAGGTTATCCTTATTGGTTAGCTAAATGCGCTCTTGATATGGAAGATCTATTAATTGAAGAATTAGGATCTAAAAAGGTTAAGTTAATTGTCTTAGGTTTTATGGATCCTAATAAAGCAAGAGAAAGAATAAGCAATAAAGACTATTTGGTGAATTTAGAAGAGATTAGAAAAGTAAATCAAAATTATGTAGATGCTTTTCATATGTCTGTTTTAGATCGAATATTTATTTATACTGATACAGCTTCTAAAGAGGGAGTACTTAAACAGGTAGTAGACTTTTTATGTTAGAAAGTTATTTAAATATATTTACTGGAGAATCAATTCCTAAATTATATACTACAATTTTAGAGACTATTTTAAATAAAGGAGTTGAGGTTGGACCGAGAGGAATGAAGACTAAAGAACTTAGTCCAGCAATAATGATTAGTAAAAATCCTAGAAAAAGATTATTTGGTCATCTTCATAGAAGAGACGTATCTATATTTACTTATATTGAAGGACTATGGATATTATTAGGAGAAGCTATACCTAATAGAGTAGTTCATTATGTAAAAGCTATGAGTAATTTTGTTAACGAAAAAACTGGAGAATTTGATGGAGCTTATGGGCCTAGACTTAGATGTCTTACTCCTGTGCAAAGAGTAGATGAAATGTTATATGGTAAGAGAGTTATAAATCAATTTGTTTTATGTGCTGATAGGTTAATGGAAGATCCAGATACTAGACGAGCAGTATGTGTAATTAATAACCCTATTTATGATTGGAATCCTGAGAGTAAAGATATTCCTTGTACAATGACATTTCAATTCTTAATTAGAAATAATAAACTTAATATGATAACTTATATGAGAAGTCAAGATGCATGGTTAGGATTAATATATGATACTGGTGAGTTTCAATGGTTCCAGGAGATAATGGCTGGTTGGTTAGAGATAGATGTAGGTACTTATACTCATATAGATGGAAGCTTACATTTATATGAAAAACATTGGGAAAAGGCTAGAAAAGTTATAGAGTTAGATTCTAATTGGGATCTATATAAAGAAGCCAATATATTAGATTGTAGATTAACTAAAGTGGAATATGATAAACAAGAGAAAGAACTAGATAAATGGGAAAGAGCTTGTAGAACAAATGACTTTAAAAAGATTAGAACATCTGAAGATTATATGTATAGAAATGACTTTTACTTTAATCTACTTGATCTAATCTATATTTACAATTTAAGGTTAAGTGGAAATAAGAAATATAGTAATGAATATATTAAACATAATCAGAGTGATCTAGGATTGATTTATAGAAATAGATGGTTAAAGGAGAAGATTTAGTATGGAATGGAACTTATTTACTGCTATTATAGTTTCTATAATTCTTTTGGTTGCTTATATTAGTAGCTTTTATATAATTGATTATATCTTAAAAAGAGGGTTGAAAAGTGGGAAAAGCAAAAGAAGAAGAAAAGAAAGTAAAAGTTGAGGAAGTAGAACAACAATTAATAAAGAAAGGTACTTGTAATCATAAGTGTGAAAAATGTGGAAGGTTTTAATATGGTATTAATACATCCAATAGATAAAGAAAAAATGAGGAGAGAATTTGCCATATTAATAGATAGATGTGGATGCAGTAGAGCTTCTCTATTAATAACAGAGGAAAAAGCAAAAAAATGGACTAAAGAAGGATTAGGAAAATTTAAATCACATATTCCACATTGTACACCCAAAAAGTGTTTTCCTACTTTATATAAACTTCTTTATCCTAATGGTGGGTTTAATAAAATATCTGGTATGGTTAGACTAAGTTTAGCTACTTATAAAAGAGATGAGAAAAAATGTTAACGGATAAAGAAATATTAGAAGCTATTAAGTTTGAAAGGATAAAGATAGATCCATTTGATTTAGAAAGACTGGGACCAGTAAGCTATGATATAACTACAAAAATAGTAAAGAGAGTTGGGAATATAAGTAAATTAGTATCAGTAGAAAAATTTGAATTGAGTAGGAATATGGTAGGTCTTATAGTGCCTAGAAGTAGGATAGCAAAGCTTGGATTATTTACTAGTTATGGACCTTTAATAGATCCAGGCTACAGAGGGAAGTTAATCTTTTTAGTTCTTACTCAAGATTCATATAGGAGAAAACTTTCAGATCTATTTCAAATAATATTCTTTAAAGTTGGAGAAGTAATGGAGGCTTATAATGAGAGGAAAAAGAGTACTGCAATGGATAGAGAAGGTTTTTAGAAGGAAGGATATTCAGAAGACTATTGTGTATAGGGCACTTTCTACTTTTACACATTTTATTATTATTTATAGTATAACTAGAAGTCTAATGATATTTGGAATTATAGAAGTAAGTTGTATAATTCTTCATACTCTTATTTATTATGGCATAGAAAGGAGATGGAAATGAAATGGAGGGAGATAAATGATTGTAGAAATTATGGGGACAATAGGCCTTATATTATTGTTGCTTGGTTATATCTTTTCTAAGAAGAAGCTCAGATCAGCTTGGTTGAATTTTATAGGATCAGTTATTCTTGCAGTTTATGGATATATGTTTGGTGCTTGGGCAATAGTAATATTAGATAGTATATGGGCAGTTATTTCTTTTAGGAATATTATCTATTATAGGAATTGGGGTAATGAATTAGACGATGAATGAGATACAGGCTCTCAAGATTAAGGTTGCCAATTCTAAAAATATCTATGATATAATAGAGTGTTGTAAGGACTGGAGAGAAATACTTTTTAAGAAAATAAAGACGGATGATGGTAGTAAGTTAAAGTTAAGAAAGTATCAATTACCTTTATCAAACAAAATAGTAGATTGTGTAATTTCAGCTGGAGCTTTAGGTAATGAATTAACGTCTTTATGGAGCAGACAATCAGGTAAGACAGAAACAGTGGCGGACACTGTACTTGTATTAGGTACTTTCTATCTTATTTTTCTAAATAGAGGTTTTAATGCTGGTTTATTTGCTCCAGTAGAAAGTATGATTACACACGTTACTAGAAATAGATTAAGGAAGAGATTTAAGGGTATTAAAAATTGGTTGTATAATAAAGCGAGTATTAGACAAGTAGCTGGAGAAGGGGTAACTTCTAGTTTATTTATTCTAGAGAATATTATTACAAAAAAAGAGTTTAGTTGTAGATCACTATCAGTAGGTGAACAGGCCCAAATAATAGGAGAAACATTTCAGCTATTAATAATAGAGCAGTCAGAACTAATTAATGCAATGAAACTTAAAAACGACGTATTTCCTATGGGAGCAGAAACTGGAGGAGTAAGAGTAATGACAGGTACAACTTCTCCATATTTTAAGAATGAATATTTTAAGGCAGCAGTACAAAAGTGGAGTGATGATCCAACTAAGAATAGAAGTACTTCTGATTGGATAGAGATTATAGACTATAAAGAGGCGAGTAAAGTATCTGTATCTTATAGAAGATATGTGGCAAGAGAAAGAGATAGGTGGGGAAAGGATAGTATAGAGTTTAAGACTCAATTTGGATTAGAGTGGGTAGGGGCAACACTTAAGTTTATAGGTTGGGAGAAGTTGGTTAGTCTAGAGAAAGACTATAAGTGGGATAAGGAAAGATTAAGGTTTTTTGGTATAGATGTAGCTAGAGCAGGAGACTCTACTATAGTAACAATCATAGAGATAAATGGTACAGAAATACACATTATAGCCTGGTTAGAATTAGAAGGTTTAGAGTTTGAGGATCAAATAAAGAAGATAATTCCATTCTTAAAAAGATATGCTCCTTTGAGGTTTGGTTTAGTAGATAAACCAGGTTTAGGAGTAGCATTATTTGATATGTTAAAGAGAAGATTATGGGATGAAGTAGAGGATGAAAGAGGAATAATAAAAAAAGTGGCTTGGGCAAGAGTAGATGGTTATTATGGTTCAGTAAAGGAAAATGACGAGATGTATAAGAATATGGATAGAGAATTTCAGCATGATAGAGTATTCTTTCCTAAGCATACTAAGTATAAAAGAGAAAAAGCCAGGTTTATAGATCAGATATTAGATTTAGAGAGGAAGTATTCAGGTCATAGTCTTAAGCTTGTAGCTCCCAAGATTAAGGGTAGGCATGATGATTATCCTATTAGTACAGCTCTTGCCATATATGCTTTTAAGGAAAAGAGTCATAAGACTGGGGTAACTTATGTGGATTTTTAGGGGGTGGAAAAATGGCATGGTGTATAACTTGTGCAGATCCTAAAACTGGTAAAGGGTTTCATCATAGAAAAATAACTTTCCTACAGTATCTTAAATGTAAGTTAGCAGGGCATAGATGTTATATTTAGGGAAAGGTTTATTAATTAGTTTACTATTATAGTACATGTGTCTCTTAGGTCCATAAGTAGGAAGACGTTCTAAAAGTGGGCCGACAGCCGGAGGGCGGAATAAAGGCAAAATGCTGATTAGCCCATCAAGGCGATACCAACTCTCTCTTAGATGGAGAGGAAAGAGGACGCAGGTTGGGACACATACTATTTTTGGAGAATAATATTTTTATACTCACGGTGTAATTATATATTATATAGAGGTTATTAGATGATAAATAGAAGAAAGTTTGGCGTCTATACAGAAGAAGAAATAGAGCAGATGCATAAGGAAATATTATGGCCTACTGTAAGAATAGCTGCTAAGAATGCATGGGGAAGTGGGACATTAATATATTCCAAGCCAGATGGACAGGGAAAATATCATAGTTATGTATTAACATGCCATCACGTAATAGAAGATAACATTATAGTCAAAAGCAAATTTGATCAGAAGGTAGGATTTGATATTAAGAAGGAAACAAGGATACCAGTAGAAGTACAATTCTTCCATTATGAAAATCTATCCATTTGTAGAGGTTCAGCCGGATCATGCAAAGCCGATATAGTATGTTATGATGAGGATGCAGATATAGCATTGTTAGAACTACAAAGAACAACTGAAGAAGGACCAGTAGCTTATCTATTACCTAAAGATAAGGTTAGTAAAGTTCATATATTTGATAAAGTATGGGCATGTGGAGCAGCTATGGCTCATGAACCTATTACTACAGAAGGAATAATAAATTTCATGAATGAACCTATGGAATGGGGAATAGAATATTGGATGAGTAATGCACAGATTATCTTTGGCAATTCAGGAGGATCAGTATTTAGGTTTAGTCCAACAAGAGATAGGTTTGAATTCTTAGGAATGCCAGCAAGAATAGTAGTTAATATAACCGGATTTAGTCCTGATGCAATAACACACATGGGATTTTTTGTGCCAATAACTAAGATATTTAAACTATTGGATAAACATTTCTATAGTTTCATATATGACGGGGAGAAGACTTATGAAGAATGTAAGGAATTACGTGAAAAGGACAAAGAGAGACAAATGAAGATACTGATGGCTAGATATGGTGGTAGTCCCCTTAAGGAAAAGAAAAAAGAAAAATAAATTTGGGAGGCCCTTTTTATGGGCTTAATAGATGGAATTTGTGATTCATGTGGAGAACCATTTGATGTTTTATTTCCAGTAGGTATTTTAGATGAATGTCCTACTGGTGGAATGAAGCATGTACAAAAGTGGTATTGTGTAACTTGTAAAGATACAATAGAGGAAGAAGCAGAAACTAATGCTAATGATGATGAAGATACAGATGATGATTCTATAAGTTTAGAGGAAGCAAAGGAAATTTTAGTTGAGGATACACTTTCTTTTAAAGAATGGTTTAATAAGGAACTTTGGCATATTAAGAAATAAGAGTAGAAGATAGATGGTAAGTAGAAGTAAATCACCGGTAAGAAAGGAAGTTAGTTTTAAAAGTTTAAGGATAAGACTAGCATCATGGCTTGGTAGGAGGTTAGGAGTACCAATAGAGAAGACTACTCCTGTAACTCCTTCTTTTGTATTTGAGCCAGAACCTATTATTAGAAGACCAGCTTTTGATTATATAAATCTATTTGAAGTAGCTACTACTTCATGGCCATTGAGAAGAGCATTTGGAGCAATAATACAAGAGTGTACTAGGAATAGATGGAAGAGAGAAGCTAAGTTTAAGTATAAGTGCAAGAAATGTGGAGAAGAATATAAAGTTAAAACTAAAAATGATAAGTGCACAGTAGAAGGATGTAAGGGTGACTTAAGGAAGCCAGATAGGGAGCAGGCTAAGAAGTTTGATGAAATATTAGCAAGGCCTAATAGGGATTATCATTTTGATGATCTTGTAAGATCAAGTATGTTCTATGATTTAGCATTAGACGACTGGTATTGGGGAGTAGCATATAAGGATACTCCTAGACTTGGACCGGATGGAAAAATAGTAATTAACAGAGATAAAGAGGTAGAGTATGAGAGAGTACCGGGGGAAATTTATATTGAGGATGCTAGGTTTATATATCCTATTGCAGATGAATATGGTCATTTAGGTGGATATGAATATTTTTGTCCTGAATGTTATGATAAGATACCAGGTGATGCTCCCGTGCAGACTATTAGACCGGACACTTCTGAAGATCAAAAGGAAAGATTAATGGTCTGTCAATATTGTGGAGGTCAACTAGTACAGACGGCTTATGTACAAGAAATACAGGGGGCAGTATTAGCCAGATTTACTAAGGACGAAATTATACATGGTTCAAGTAGTAGAGTATTACCGGCATTATTTGGTAACTCTAGGATTATAACCGTATGGACATTAGTGCAGACAGTTCTTAGTATGGATGAATACAATTATGAGGTTTATAGTGAGGGTAAAGTAGGAGCCATATTAGGATTACCGGGGTATGACCAAGTAGAAGTAGATGAGATTAAAGGTAATATAGAAGAGGAATTAAAGCACTTAGATAGAAAGAATATTCAGATGGGAAGGTACCAAATTAGTAAGAAGATTAGAACATTAATGATGGGTTTAAAGAAGGATTCAGCACCGATTAGGGTACCACTTATGGAAGACTTGAAGAGTATGCAATCTATGGAATTTTATAATACTTATGTAGATGCTATATCAGGAGTATATGGGGTAACACCAGAGTTTGTAGGCTCAACTGAAGCCGGTATAGGGGTAAAGATTAAGATAGAAGTACAGAATAGGACAATTAAGGAAAGACAGAGTAATTTTTCAGATATATTCAATAGTGAGGTATTACCTTTATTTGGTGTAACAGATTGGATATTAGTCTTTAATCCGGTAGAGGCAAGGGACGAATATAAAATAGCATCTGTACATCAGACTAGAGCAGCAGCAGCTTTTACTTATTTAAGAGGAAACTTTGATGTATCTATAGGTCCAGATGGTCAACTTATAGTTAGTGGTGTAGGTAAGTTACCAGATGTAGAAGTGGCCCATTCCAGAGCAGGGGAAAAGCCTAAGAGTATGACAGCTAAACCTTGGAGGCAGGAGTTTGGGGCAGCAAGTAGAACACAAGGAGAACAGTTACTAGATCTAGCTAAGGATCAAAGAGCAGGTATTCCTATAAGTTGGTATAGTCTAACACAAATAAGAGTATACGATAAGATCTTTGCTGTTAATAACGACCAGAATGAAGTATATATAATGGTTGATAATAAGGAAATACCAGGTACTAGGACATCAGCAGTTAATTTTAGCTATGCAATATCTAATTTATTAAATTTTGTATTAGCTTATGTTGGTGACAAGATAAAAGAGGGGAAAGCAGGTTTTGATAAGAAGGATTTTGATGAGGGAAGTAAGAAGATTATAATAGCAATGAGAAGGGAATATAGTTCTAAATTGTTAATTACTTTGGCCAATTATTTGGATACTAAAGGATTAATATCTTTAGCACA